CTTCGAGACTCCTGTGTTGGGCCACATTCCTACAAAAATGACGCACTGGAAGCGTTTAAGAACTTGCACAAAAGTGAACAATCTCGCAAAGTTTAGCTTCACCAGTCAGCCCGGGGGTTTGACTGAGCGAAACGGAAAATACCCGGCCCATCGTGTGATGGTGTCCGGGGAACCCGATCTTGTATGAGCGATCTACTCGATGGACTCGACAAGAACTTGGAGCTGACTCTTTTACTCGAAGAGTCTTTGAGGCGCCGCAAAGAGCGCAAGATCGCTACCTACTTCCCTGACACTGGCGAGTACCGGCGTGAACTGTATCCTAAGCACATCGCCTACTTCGAGGCTGGTGCTAAGTATCGTGAGCGGCTGATGATGGCTGCCAACCGTATTGGCAAGACTGAGAGTATTGGCGGGTACGAGATGGTGCTGCATATGACAGGCCGTTATCCCTCATGGTGGAAGGGTAGACGGTTTGACCAGCCTGTCAGTGCCTGGGCGGCGGGAGACACCGGCAAGACGACTCGTGACATTCTTCAGATGAAGCTCCTTGGGCCACCCGGGGAGTTTGGTACTGGCCTCATCCCTAAGTCAGATCTCATCAAGACTACTGCCAAGGCCGGCGTAGCAGAGGCCATTGAAGTCATCACTGTTAGGCACGCTTCTGGAGGCGAATCTCGCCTGACTTTTAAGTCGTACGACCAGCGCCGGGAAGCGTTTCAAGGCTCTGAACAGGATGTCATCTGGCTAGACGAAGAGCCTCCGCTGGATGTCTACACAGAGTGTTTGCTTAGAACGATGACTAACAACGGCATGACAATGCTCACCTTTACTCCTCTTATGGGGATGAGTGAGACAGTGTTGTCATTCATGCCAAATGGCGAAGTGCAGGAGCAGGCGTCAGGGAGCAAGTATGTAGGGATGGCGACTTGGGACGATGTCCCGCACTTGACTAAGACGCAGAAGGAAGAGCTTTGGGCGTCGATCCCGCCGTTTCAACGGGATGCTCGTTCTAAGGGCGTTCCACAGCTTGGAGCAGGGGCTATTTATCCAGTGCCAGAAAGTGAGCTTACCTGTGAAGAGTTTGCTATCCCTGAGCACTGGAGGCGCTGCTACGGCATGGACGTAGGCTGGAACCGTACCGCGGTGATCTGGGGCGCTACGAACCCGGACACAGAGGTGACGTATCTTTACTCAGAGTACTACCGCGGTCAGGCAGAGCCGATCTTACACGCAGAGGCGATTAAAGCCCGCGGCGAGATGCCGGGGGTAATTGATCCAGCCAGTCGCGGTCGAGCGCAGACTGACGGGCAACAGCTTCTTGGCATGTATCGCAGGCACGGTCTCGACATAACGCTTGCGAACAACGCCGTAGAGAGCGGGCTGTACACCGTTTGGCAAACGATGTCTGCCGGGAAACTGCGCGTTTTCCAGAATCTTCGGAACTGGCTGTCAGAGTTTCGCCTTTATCGTAGGGACGAAAAGGGGCGTGTGGTAAAAGATAACGACCATTTGATGGACGCGACACGGTATTTAGTAGTTAGTGGCTTGAGTAGAGCTGCTATTCCATCTAAGTATGGTACAAAGAAGAATAGCTCATTTGTGATGCCAGTGATTAACTTTTTCAAGAGATGAACGAAGACAAACTTTCCCTTATCCACCAAGCCGCTCGCGCAGAGTTCGACCAGATTCAAGGCGCCATGTACCAGGAGCGCATGAACTGCCTTGGGGACCGTAGGTTTTGCTCACTGGCCGGCGCCCAATGGGAAGGCCCTCTTGGTGATCAGTTCGAGAACAAGCCTCGCTTTGAGGTCAACAAGATCCACATGGCGGTCCTTCGGATCATTAACGAATATCGCAACAACAGGATTACAGTTAATTTCGCGTCCAAAGAGGGAGAAGAGTACGATAAGCTCGCTGATACCTGTGCCGGGCTGTACAGGGCAGATGAACAGGACTCAGGGGCCGAGGAAGCCTACGACAACGCCTTTGAAGAGGCTGTTATGGGTGGGTTTGGGGCGTGGAGGCTACGGACTGAGTATCAAAACGAGGAAGATCCCGAGGACGAAAAGCAGCGCGTGTGTATTGAGCCGATCTTTGACGCTGACACTAGCGTTTACTTTGATCTGGGTGCTAAGAGGCAGGACAAGGCAGATGCCAAGCGGTGTTTTGTGCTCACCAGCATGACTCGTGACGCCTACAAGGCCGAGTACAACGACGATCCGTCCACCTGGCCTAAGACGATTACCCGCTCCCAGTTCGACTGGTACACTCCTTCAGTTGTGTACGTCGCTGAGTACTACAAGGTGGAAGAAGTCTCTGAGCAGATTCGGATTTACAAGGATTTCAACGGGAAAGAAGAAAGTCTTCGCCCAGAGGAACTCGATAAAGAAGAAGAGATGCTCGCGACTGGCTGGAAGGAAGTCCGGCGCAAAAAGATTAAGACTCGTAAGGTCCGTAAGTTTATCATGTCAGGGGCTAAGATCCTTGAAGACTGTGGGTACATTGCCGGCAAGAACATCCCGATCATCCCTGTGTACGGGAAGCGTTGGTTCGTAGACAACGTTGAGCGGTGCATGGGCCATGTGCGCCTTGCCAAAGACGCCCAGCGCCTCAAGAACATGCAGTTGAGTAAGCTGGGCGAGATCAGTGCACTCTCAGCCATGGAGAAGCCCATCCTGGTGCCTGAACAGGTGGCCGGGCACCAGCTCATGTGGGCCGAGGACAACCTCAAGAACTATCCTTACCTGCTCATCAACACGATGACAGATGCCAACGGGAACCCCATCATTGGCGGTCCTGTGGCCTACACGAAGCCTCCCGCTCTACCCCCCTCGATGGCTGCTCTGTTGCAGCTAACTGAAGTGGACATGCAGGAGATCTTGGGCTCCCCGGGGCAGGGGGATAAGATGGTCAGTCACCTCAGTGGCAAGACTGTTGAACTCATCCAGCAGCGCCTCGACATGCAGACCTTCATTTACATGTCCAACATGGCAAAGGCCGTGAAACGGTGTGGCGAGATCTGGTTGTCTATCGCTAGGGACATCTTTATCGAGGAAGGGCGCAAGATGAAGACCGTTCACGAGTCCGGCAAGATGGAACCCGTCGAGTTGCTTAAGCCAGTGGTCAATGAAGAAGGCGAAATTGAGTACGAAAACGACATGTCTTCTGCTGAGTACGACGTTGTCGTCTCTGTAGGCCCTGCTAGTTCCACTAAGCGGCTCGCTACTGTCCGGGCACTGACTGACATGATGACGATGACTCAAGACCCTGAGATGACTCAGGTGCTCTCTGCCATGGCAATGCTCAACATGGAAGGCGAAGGGATTAGTGATGTTCGCGACTACTTCCGCAAGAAGCTCCTGATGATGGGCGTGCTCAAGCCTACAGAGGCAGAAGCGCAGGAAATGGCTGCAGCGGCTCAGAATGCCCAGCCTGACCCACAGGCGCAGTACTTGCAGGCAGCCAGCGAAGAGGCCATTGCACGGGCTTCTAAAGCGCAGGCAGACAGTATTCTTGCTGTGGCTAAGGCTGAAGAGGCACGGGCCAAGACGACTGAGACGCTTTCCAAGGTGAGCACAACGGATCAGGACCGCATTTTTGCGCTTGCTGACCGCTTGACTCAGCCCGCCCAGCCAATGCAATAGTTAATTTCTATTGCGTTGAGATAGTTTTAGACTTATGAATAGCACCACACCGGCAGACGATAAAGCAACAGAAGAAGTATCCGATAAGATCGAAGTCGTAACAGAGGCCGTAGAAAATACGGAGCCTGAGAAAACTGAAGATCCCGGAGACGAAACTGTAGTTACTATCGCAGGGGAATCGCCACCCCAGGAAGAGGAAGAGAAGCAGGCGCCCGAATGGGTGCGTAACCTGAGAAAGAACTACCGAGAGTTGCAGCGTGAGAAGCGCGAACTTGAGGAAAGACTCAAGGCGGTTAATCCTACAGCAGAGCAAATTCCTGTTGTAACTGGAAAGAAACCGACACTTGAGGACTGTGATTACGATTCAGATAAGTTCGAGAACGAACTTGCTGGCTGGTTTGAACGCAAGCGGCAGTCTGAAGAGGCTGAAGCGCAGCAAAGATCCAAGCAGCAGGCTGAACAGGAATCTTGGCAAAAGAAGTTGGAAGGCTATACCCAAAGTAAAACTGGGTTAAAAGTATCTGATTTTGAAGACGCTGAAGAGACTGTTCTTGAAACTCTGAATGTTACTCAACAGGGAATCATTCTTCAGGGAGCCCAGAACCCGGCTGTAGTTGTGTATGCTTTGGGTAAGAATCCAAAGAAAGCAAAAGAACTGGGCGAGATTACTGATCCCGTTAAGTTCGCCTTTGCTGTAGCAAAACTAGAAACCCAACTGACTGTGACATCTCGAAAACAAGCTCCTCCTCCTGAAAAAAAGATTAACGGAAACGGGAGTCTTGACTCGTCCAACGCTCAGTTGGAACGGTTGCGTGAAGAAGCGTCACGCACCGGCGACATGACCAAAGTAATCGCTTTCAAACGTCAGTTAAAAAACCAATCCTAAGTTATGGCTAATGCATTCAGCAAAGAAGAAAGAGTAGCGTTCGAGAACCTCCTTGAAGGTTTCCAAGACGCCCTTGTCCTGTCCCGCAACGTCTCGATCTACACCACGGATCAGACGATGATGGAACGCACCAACAACACCATCTGGAGGCCGCAGCCTTATATCAGCCGCTCGTACTCGGGCACTG